AATATCAATGAAGAAAATTCTAGTAGTACTACTCGCACTTCTAGTTCCAACATTAGCACATGCTTGGAACCAACGTCCAAATCAGCCAGATGCTGTCTGTGCTGCGTTCATGCCTTATGGCAAGATCACTGATACACAAAAACACGATACTACTCCACTCTGCCGTCAAGGTTATTTTATTCAGCATGATAATGCTGCTAAGGAACCACTATGGGCAGCATGGGAAATCACTCCACAGCATGTCAATGGCTGCGTAGCGCGTAGCAACGCATTTACTGCTGATAATGCTCTACCTGCTGACAAGCGTAGTGCGCCAAGTGATTATGCTGCAAGTGGTTATGATCAAGGACACATCGCCAATGATGCACATCAGTCTTGGGATCAACAGGTTGAATATGAATCATTCTTAATGAGCAATATGTCACCACAGTTACCAGGTCTTAATCGTGGTATCTGGAAGTTACTTGAAGGTTCAACAGGCGCTTGGACATTCTCACGCAATCATACACTTCTCATCTATGCTGGTAACATTTACACAGTTGGCAAGGATAAGACAATCGGTGCTAACAAGGTAACTGTTCCAAACAAGTTGTGGAAAATTGTTATTGATACACAGACCAAGGAAGTTTATGCGTTCCTATTCCCACAGGCTGAAAATCAAGGCAATGACCTAACCAAAGTTCAAGTTAGCGTTGCTGATGTTGAAGCTGCAAGTGGATTAGTATTTCCACTTCCACCAGGCGCTGACAAGAAAGCAAAACCTGCTCTTTGGCCAGTAGATTTTAAGGCAGTTGCTGCTGCAAAGAAAACTCTCTGCAAGGGCGATCCAGGTAACGACTAATATAACGGTACCAAAGGGGAAGTTAATACTTCCCCTTTTTTGTAATAAATATTTCAATGGCTGACAGCATTTTATATTTTTCATATGGGCATAATACTAATATACCCGAATTAAAACACCGTATTCCAAAAGCAAAACGAATCGGTGTTGCTGTAGCACCAAATCAACAATTAGAAATAAATCATTATACTAATATTGTGGCAAAAGATGGCGCTAAAACCTATGGTGTGTTATGGGCAGTAGATACTGAATCATTAAAAGTGTTAGATTGGTATGAAGGCGATGGCAAAGATTATGACCACGCTTTTATTGAAGTGTTATACAAAGGCAAGTTGTATAAAGTTTTAACCTATGTTATGATTAAAAACCGCAGCGATGTAGGCAAACCACCATCACACAAATACCTAAAACATGTGTATGATGGGTATAGAATGAATGGCATACCTGCAGACCAACTAAGCATTGCAGTGCGAAATCGTCAAAATAATTATTGACTATTACAGTTAAAATCCCTATAGTAATACAATGAAACCAACAAGTGCAAACGGCGTAAGCGGAGTTCTTCTTCCAATTGGTAGAACATGGGTATTCCGTGTTTATCATGATGGCGGCGAATTTACCGATTATGATATTTTCCATAGCGACCTACAAGTAACCATTAATGATGCGGATGCTTACTTCTATGAACGAGAAGATGGCGAATCATACCTTGACCACTCTCCACAGACATTAGGAATTCGTAATGGCCTCTTGGATTTATGAAAGTCCAGACGGTGGCAAAACCGTTACTCGTCGTCCGTTTGGAAGCCATGATCCAAATGATAAAGAAATTCGTGTGCGTATTAATATGCTGCCACACAATGATCGTGAAGAAATTTGGACTACAAAAAATGCAGCACATGAAATTGTAGAAAATGCATTTTTTGAAGCACTAATTCGTGAGCAGAATCCTACTGTCATGGAAGCATGGGAACACTATCAGGTACTACTTAATATTTGCAAAGGCAACTTAAATAAAGGATAATTATAGTAATGCAGGAAATTTATGAAAACATCGCAGAAAATATCGGCAGCAATCCACAACTTCTTGGTCTCATGGATTGGTGTCGGAGAGTTGATAGTATTACTATTGTTGGCTTTGGGAATGGGCTTTCTACTCTCGTCGCATTAAGCACCAAGCCAAAAACCATTACTGTATATGACCATGTGCTGCATGATGGCGTTAGTGATTATCAGGCACTTGCAAATGAATATGGCGTTCAATTTGTTTATCATAATCAAATGATTATTGATTTAGAAAAAATTTCTGACTGTGATATGCTAATCGTCGATAGTTTTGCAGAAGGTAATTTTATTAATACAATTTGTAGCAAATTTGCGCAGTTTGTAAATCGCTATATTGTTGTTAATAATTCATTCAAATATGCACATCAACCTGATCCAGTAATTAAATTGGGCAATGGTGCGCAGCCGATTGGTATTGTTTTTGGTATCAATCATTTCTTGCAAAACAATGACCCATGGCATATTGCTGAAAACATGTATTGGACACCTGGTTTAACGTTGCTTTACCGTAGAAAGGATTTACTTGACAATGGCTCAAACTAATTTAATAGAACAATTGCGAGAATTAGACGCAGTTTTAGCATCACGTGATCCGACTGTAATAGATGCTTTTAAGCAAGCCGTTGTGTTGAGCAAGGTGGCAGAAAATGTCACTGCGCGAGGTCCGCTTGAACAAATGTTTTGGGAACTAAACGAGATGCGTCGTGAATTAGACCAACTTAAAGTCGAAACAGTCAATAGAGAACGTGGCACATATTGGTCAAAAGATACCTATGAGCGTGGCAGAAACTATAATAATTGGGGCATCACCACAATGCCATACACACCCAATGTAACATTGACTGATGAGCAAATTTCAGAATTAACAGACATACTACATAGAAATCCTGTCACTACATCTACAACTAGTGGAACAGTGATGCCAGCATCGCCTACTGATGCGGATGCCTTTACAATGTTTGATCCAGACACAGGCGACAGTATGTCGGTTAAATATAAGTAATTCATGGCAAAAGAAGAATTATTAACGATTGATGGCAAGGTGGTAGAAGTTTTACCTAATGGCGTGTTTCGTGTAGATATAGACAATCATATCGTCCTTGCTTATACAAGCGGCAATATTCGTAAAAATAAAATAAAGATTATTCAAGATGATCGTGTGAGCGTAGAATTAACTCCTTATGATTTAAGTCGTGGAAGAATTGTTTATAGGTACAAATAAATGCAAGCAGTAACCCTAACAGAAGCAGCAAGAACTCATATTCGCAATGTATTGACTAAAATGGACAAACCATATCTTGTATTTGGGCTTAAGGGTGGTGGTTGCGCAGGTTTTGAATATTTTTGGGAACCTGCTGACGATGAATTGTATGCGCAGAATGGCACACCACACCTTGATGAAATGATTAGTGTAGGCGAAGGCAAGAGTCTAATCGTAGATGGCAGTGGCTTAATGTATCTACTTGGTAGCGAAATAGATTATAAAAGCGACTTTGTAAGTAGCCAATTGGTTGTCAATAATCCGATGGCCAAAAGTAGTTGCGGTTGCGGAACATCAATTAGTGTCTAAGAAAAACTCCTGCTAAATATCTTGCAGGAGTTTTTTGTTAATGAGTCAAGAAGTAATTAATTTGGGTGCCTTTGCCAACGATGGTTCAGGCGATCCACTAAGAACAGCTTTACAGAAAACAAATAATAATTTTGGTCAATTGTTCACTACAATTGGTACTAGTAGTTTATATCTTAGTGGAAACTCAATTGTCACTGCTACTATTGGTGATAATATTAATCTTGCTCCAACTAGCAATGTAACAGCAATTGGTAGTGTCGTAGTTGCGCCCCAAAATCAATTTGTAGCAAACAATGCTGTATTTAATGGCACAGTGACAGTTAGTTCTGCTTATAGTTTCATTGGTAATTTGACTGGTGTGGCAAGTAGTGCCACTACTGCTGCTGCTGCAACTTATGCAACAACTGCAGGCACAGCATCTATTGCAATTAATGCACAAAATTACAGTGGCACACAGTTGCCAAACGTGACTGCAATTGGTAACTTAAACTATATCAACGTTGGTATTATGAACGTTGCTACAATTAATACAAATGCTAACATCTATGCAACAGGTAACTTAAGCACAAGCGGATTCGTAACAGGAAATGGATACTATCTAAGTGGGCTAAGTGTAGGACCATCAAGCTATGGTAATACAAATGTTGCTGCTTATTTGACATCTTATAATGGAAATATAGGCAATGTAAGTCAAATTAGCAATATCTATGCTAAAAACATTGTTTCCAATACACTTACAACACTTAGTGGCAGCGGTGCTAACCTAACAATTGATCCAGACGGAATTGCCGATCTTGTAGTTAGTAGTGCAACAGAAATGTACTTGCTCAGCACAGTAGCAAGTAACAGTTATACAAATGGTGCATTGGTTACGTTAGGCGGTGTTGGTGTTACTGGCAATGTTAATGCAAGTGGTAATATTAATGCTGCAAATTTAACTGCAAGCAGCAATATTACTGTTAGTGGTGGCAATGTTTATGCTGGCAATCTTTTGGCACAATATGATATTATCGTAGGACCGCCTGGCACTGTTCCAACTGCAAATCTAACAGCGCAGTTTGTTGATAGCTCTAACTATTATACACAAATCAATATTCAAAATATTGGAAGTGGCAGTTCTACAAGTTCTGACGTAGTTGCAACAGCTAATGATGGTAGCGATAGCGCAAACTATATTGATATGGGTATTAATAGCAGTACATACACTGACCCAAGCTTTACCATTGGCACGGCACATGATGGTTATCTATATGTAAATGGCGGAAACATTTCGCTTGGTACGCAGACCAGTGGCAAAGCAATTGTATTCCATACTGATGGCACATTAGCTGCCAACGAAGCAGGTCGCATCACCAGCAGCCGTTGGGTGATTGGTGGCAGCGATGATGCTACAAACAAACTACAAGTTACTGGCACCGCTAAGTTCAACAGTAATGTTACTGTTGCTAATATTACCAGTACTGGTAATGTCACCGCAACCTATCATTATGGCAATGGCAGCACACTTAGCGGCATGTACGGCAATACACAAGCAAGTGCTTATCTTGGAACTTATCTTCCTACAAATACAGCAAATGTCAGTGCAGGTAATCTTGTAGCAACTGGTAATGTTGGCGGTACATACTTTATTGGTAATGGTAGCTTGCTTACAGGTATGTATAGCAATATTCAGGCAGCAGCATACTTGCCAACTTATAGTGGAAACCTAAATGTTGGTAATGTTAATACTACAAGCAATGTATATGCAACATATTTTATTGGCAGTTCGCAATACTTAACTGGACTATATAGCAATGCTAGTGTAGCTTCATATCTACCAACCTATTATCAAAATGCAAATCTTACTGCAAATGGCGTTGGAAGCACAAGCTATATTCTAGGATATGTAACTATTAATGGTTATATATACGCAAATCTAGCAAACTCGCTTAGCAATTCAGTCACTTTAAGTGGAAATACCTCAACACTGATTCTTGATTATACTCTTGGACAAACTGTTCCTGTAGCAAATGTGTATTTGCCTGCAAATTCAGTTGTTGGTGATGGTACAAAAATTACTATTACTAGCAATATCAATGTTACTAGCCTTCGAATTATTGCAAATGACAGCAGTGTAAGTGGAAATGTCACATCAATAAGTCCAAGTACGCCTTATAGTTGGCACTATGTAAAGTATGCGCCATACAACGGTAATCCAGTTCCTGGTCAATTGCCAGGTGGGCCACGTTGGGTACGTGTTTAATAATCCACTAAATATTATAGTGGAGCACACATGACAGCATCATACAGTGGCATTGCTATTAACAAAGATTTAGGTCGTTTAATTAATGTTAGCAGCAATTGGACGATAGTTCCTAATGTTTTTATAAATGGTTCATATCAAACAACCATAAATCTTACATCTGTTGGTTTGCCATATCATGGATATGGTAATATAACACAAGTAAATGTTCCGCTTGCACAATACTATAATCGCAGTTGGGTATATCGTGGTGGGTTAGATGCTAGTGCTGCATCACCAAATACTACAACACCTAATACTGTTATTGGATTTTGGTTAAACGGCGTAGCAATTTTTAACCCAAGTGCTGGCGATGCTGCTCCTTTAGGATATTCAAAACCAACCAATTATCATTTTAATTCAAGCTATGCTGAAGAAAATACTCTTGGTTATACATTTCATGAAGATTTAGCAGGCGGCGTTGCAGATACAACTGGCAAATATCATTATAACAGTTATAGCTTTGTTAATGCTTGGAACACAGGGCTAGGCGGAACGCCTTATAGTAGCACAGTCCATGGGCTACCAGAAATCGATGTTATTCCATATTTAAGTGGTGGTTTAACGCATCCTGATGGTCATAGTAAAATCGTAGGTTTTGCGCTTGACGGATATCCTATCTATGGTCCCTATGGTTATGCTACAGCAACAAACAACTCAAGCGGAGTAAAATCACTTACAAGTGGTTATACTCTTAAAAATTCTAGTTATAGACACAGCACTGCTGCTGAAAATACAGCAATTTATCCTATGGGAATTTTCGTAGAGGATTATGAATACACTGGCGTTGGTGATTTAGATACACATAATGGTAGATATTGTGTAACTCCTGATTTTCCACTAGGAACCTATGCTTATTTTTGTACGCTTGGCGTTGATAATAATCCATGCTATCCTTATGTAATTGGCAATACTTATTTTGGTGATGTTGATATTTTAACTCTTGAACAATCAGTTGGAGTAGCTTCTGGCTACCCTGAGTGGGTTACGCCAAGCGGAAATTTAGGTAAAATACAAGCTTTACAATTTTTTGAATTAGGCTTACAAGCAGTTGATCCAACTGGTAATCCTGATGGCAGCGATGTTAATTATAAATTAGTAGCTGGTAGATTGCCTGCTGGTATGCAAATAGATAATAGCGGCAAAGTTACTGGCAATCCTAAAGACACATATAGTATTGATGGTGTGCCTGAAGCAGTTACACAAGATCGTACAAGTAATTTTACAATTCGTGCAATCAGCAGCAGTGGTAAAATTACAGATCGTTCATTTACAATTACAGTTACTGGAAATTATCCACCACAATTGCTAACCAGTAATTATCTGCCACTTGGTGAATTTCTAGATGGCACACAAATATCCTACCAATTAAGCGCCGTAGATTTAAATGCCGATTCTTTAACTTACAGTTTGATAGCTGGTGAATTGCCGCCAGGCGTTACTTTATCATCTAGCGGTTTGATAAGCGGTATCATTATACCACAAAATAAAACTACGCCAACAGCAAGTTATAATTTTACAGTTAGTTTGACTGACGGTAAAAGTTTTGATATTAAACAATATAGTATTCTTGTACATAATCATAGCGATATTCGTGCAGATAACACAACCGTAACTGATGATAGTTCAATTATTACAGCAGATACAACAAATGTAAGAACGCCAATATTATTAACTACATCATTGGGAGATTATTCAACAGTCGTAAGTGGTAATTATTTTGCTTTTAAATTTGATGGTATAGATTACGATGGTATTCCTGTAAATTATAGTTTATCGGCAACAAGTGGCACTGGATGGGATAGTGATACAGTTTTTTGGGATAATTCGCCGTGGGATCAAAGCGATCTTGCACTTCCACCTGGTTTAACTCTAGATAGTATTACAGGTTGGATGACTGGATTTATACCAGCACAAAGTTTAGTCACACATCCTTATTCATTTGGTGTGCAAGTCTATAATAGTTTAGATTCAAGCGTAACAAGCCCACTTAAAATTTTTACAATTACAATATTAGGTTCATTAAACCTTAATGTAACATTTACTACGCCAAGTGATCTTGGATATATTGATGCAGGTTCAGTAAGCACACTATCAATAAATGCAGTTGCTGCAAGTGGCAGACAACTTTACTATAGTTTAGCAGAGGGCAGCAGATTACCGCAAGGTCTAAAACTGTTAAATGATGGCAGTTTAAGTGGCAGAACAAGTTTTCAGGCATTTAGTTTAGATAAAGGATTAACCACATTTGATGTGAAGAATGTAGGATTGGGAATATATACTCTACCAACAACCATCGACAAAACTTACACATTCACTGTACTTGCACAAGATTATAGTACAAATGTAAGTGGTAGTAAAACTTTTAAATTACAAATTAATACTGTAACATATGGTCCTTATGATAATCTATATATTGCTTGTCGCCCAAATGCAAATAAACGTGAATTGCTAAACACAATATTGGGCAATACTGATTACTTTGCATTAGATGATATTTACAGACCTAATGATCCATGGTGGGGCATACAAAAAGATATCAAAATTCTTGTTGGATATGGTTTAACTCCAAGCCAAAGCAGTTCATATATCGCAGCAATGAAAAAACGTCACTATAACAAAAAGTTTTATTTTGGTGATTATCATTATGCAAGTGCAAAAGATAAAGATGGAAATGCGCTGTATGATGTCATTTATGTTGATTTATTAGAAGATACAAAAACATATACTACTCAAAATGGTGTAACAACAAAAAACATTCCTACCACTGATTTTGTAACATTTTTTAATGGCAACTATAAACTTGATACAGTTATAGATTTGCAAACAACTTTCTTCGATAATCGATATACAATATTTGAAGAAAATCTTGATCATATTACATTATATCCAAATGATTTAGATTTAATGATTAATGATATTATTGTTGCAGTTGGCGAAGCAAATTCTAATACACTTCCACAGTGGCAAACAAGTATTCAAAGCAATGGAAAGATTATTGGTTTTCAAACTGCAGCAGTTCTTGCTTATTTAAAACCTGGCACAGGCGAAAAAGTACTTTACAAACTAAAACACAGTATTCCAACTGATATTAAAACTATACCATTTATTTCAGACAGATATATTTTAGATAATAATTTAGACAAAAATTTTGATATTACTACACAGAAGTGGGCAGCAAAAAAATATACTACTTTTGACACAGGTTATGTTTTGACTATTACTCCAAGTGCCATTGTTGATTATGCGGTTGATATTCCATTTAATTCTATTGATGGCAATACTATATCACAAATACAAGCATTGGGCGGATTAGATGGCAATAAGAGTGGCGATTGGAATGGCAAGCAAATAATTTTTAGTACGCAAGAACTTTATGATCCTACTTTATTTCCATCATTAACCAACAATGGTTGGATACAAAACAATACAGCAATACCTGGCTATGCAGAAGTTCAGCAAGGAACTGCTAGTGTTAATAAAAGAGGCGGTGTATGGTCAATTTCTATAGCTAATAACTTAGTAACACTTACTTTTGTAAAACAAATACTAGTTAATCAAGTAGTATCAGTGCGTTTTGGTGCTAAATCTAGTAAAACTCTAGACTACAGTGCTGCAACGGTTGGTGTTGCAGGTCAAACAGTTCCAAAATATGTTTCAGTTAATGTTAATACTATTCAACTTAAATCACCAACAACATTCGATAAAAAGGCAACTGTATTCATTAACAATGAAGATCAATATTCTGTACCATTTACAAATGATAGTTATTTGAAATTTCCTCGTGAAAATATATTAGAATAAGTATTTTTTGATGGCAATAATTTTTAGTGACGATAATGCAATTGATTATCACTATATAAAAAATTTTAAATTAAACAAAGAATTTATTGTAACTCATGATCTAAATGAGTTCGAAAATTCTTCAGAAAGTATAAAAATTTCTATTACACGAGGCAGAACTTTTGGCGCAATTGTAAATTTTTCTGTAAATCAAGAAGATATCTTTATTGATTATATTAATAAGTTAAGCAATCTTAGTACAATAGTTTTTACATTTGACGGTGAATTGCATGAATTTCATTGGGATATATGGAACCAATGTCATCACGATAATGTATATTGGGTTATAAGTGGGATGGTCAATGATGATCCTATACAATCAAATATTATAACATGGCCTTATTTCTTTCAAAGTTTAATGTTTTTATATAATAATAACTTAAATGTTAAATTAGCAGAATTAACCTATACAATTAAACCTAAAATGTTTGATGCTTTATTAGGCAGACCGCGAAAGCATAGAACATTCATATATAATGCAATAAAAGAAAACCAATTAGATGATAAATTTATTTTATCTTATCAACTAAGCGATGCAGGTAACGATTTTAAAAAATATTGGGATGATTTTATTTGGGAAGAAGGTTTTTCAAATATTGAAGAAGAAAAAATTCAAGGCACACACCATTATCTAAAATACAACAATGTTAATGCAGCAATTAGTCATATTATTCCAATACAAATTTATAATGAAAGCGCGTACAGTATAGTGGCAGAAACTGGTTATAAAAATTCTTATACTTTTTTTACAGAAAAGACCGCAAAACCACTTATTGCAAAACGATTATTTGTTATGTTTAGTGGTTATAAATTTTTAGAAAATCTAAGAAGTTTAGGATTTCAAACTTTTTCAGATGTAATTGATGAAAGTTATGATACTATTGAGGATGATGAGAGCAGATGGTCTGCAGCGTTTGAACAAGTTAAGTTTTTGTGCGGCGCAGATCAGCAAACAATTTACAATAAAATATCACATATTTTAGAACATAATCATAATCATATTTTAAAAACCAATTGGCATGATTATGCTTGCAACAAAATACAAAACAAAATAAATTTGTTAAAATAAATAATTGAAATGGCTAAATACCACAGATATGGAAACAGAAAATGAGCAATATTAATCCTAACAATATCAATGGTGCATATCCTGTAGCAGGCGTTGACAATGACAGCCAAGGATTCCGTGATAATTTTACGAATATCCTTAATAACTTTGCATATGCTGCAAGTGAAATCACTGATTTACAGAATAAAGTTATTGTTAAAAGTGCGCTAACTGGTACTACGCTAAACAATAACATGGCTGGCACCTTATTAAGTAGTGCGCAGATTCAAGATTTCCGTGAAACTGAATATGATAATGGTATTGTTAGTACCAATGTCACGCTTGATCACACTCGCGGACACTATCAAAAAGTTCAAACTAATGGCACAATTACTCTTTCATTTGCTAACTTTCCAGCTGCAGGCACAGTTGGTCGTATTCGTTTAAAACTAACTGTGACAAGCACAAGTCATCGCATGATTCTCCCAAGCAGTGTAAGCATTGGCACACAATATTTGCAAGATTACAACGCTAATAATAACAGTGTTGGTTATACTCAGAGTGGAACTGGAACTTATTGGTATGAGTTTGTAAGTGATGATGCTGGTGCTACGGTCACTGTATTCCCACTATCACGTGCGCGTAACAATACAGATTATACCTATGCAAATATTTCAAATGGTACAGTTGCAAGCCCAACTGCTACCACTATGGTCACTAAACTTATTCTTGATAGCACTAATGGTCTGCCATTAGCAAACGTGAGTGTTACTTTGCCAACTTATCCAGTAGATGGTCAAGTAGTTCAACTTTCAGCTAATGTTAATGTAAGCAACTTATTCTTGCTGCATGCCAACACAATTAATGGTAACACCACTACAATAACAAGTGGTACCCATCTTGGTTTTACATATGTTGGTGCGCCGCGTAATCCTACCATTAATAAGTGGTTCCGCACACAGATTTAATATTGACTAATTCCGCATCTAACGTTATATTAGAGTAGGAGTAAATCATGAAAGACCTTAACCTGTATCAAAATTTTGTACTAGAAGTTACTAGTGCTGAAAGCAAATATGAGTATGCTTTTGAAAAACGTTTCCAAGAATTGTGCGAGTACCAACCAGACCGCACAAATATTCGACCTGCTTTGCTGCTAACGGCTGGCATGGGGTTAAGCGCAGAAAGCGGTGAATTTAACGAAATCATTAAGAAAATGTTCTTTCAGGGCAAGCCGCTCAACGAGGAAAATGTTTTCCATATGAAACGTGAGTTAGGTGACATTATGTGGTATTGGATGAACGCTTGCACTGCACTTGGACTTGATCCAAATGATGTCATAGATGAAAATGTAAAGAAGTTAGAATCACGTTACCCAGGCGGTTCTTTTGATGCTTGGCACAGCGAAAACCGCAAAAAAGGTGATCTGTAATGCATCCACTCATGGATGATTTAAGTAACAAAACACTTGATGAGTTGTTGCAAACTGTTAATGGGTTGCATAAAAAAATGAATTGGCTTGCTCGTATGGGCAACAATACAATGATTCAACAAATGCGAAATGTTGTAGATACTTACCAAGAAGAAATTAATAAACGTTATCGTGCAGAAGCAAATGCTGCAAAAGAAAATCCAATTTTTAAGGATAGTTTGGATATAGGATGAGTGATATCAGTTGGACAGCAGAATTTACTGCAATAAATTGTTACAAAGATTTACTTGAACCATGCACATATACTATTAGTATAGACTTTGACGATCAATCACAAGAAGAACAAGACCCTTATACTGCTTTTGGCCGTATTCGTAGTTTAATTAAAGACTTATACCAAGACGCAATTTTTGTTTATATTGCCAATCCATTGCTGCCCACACTACATAAGAAATTTAGCTCACGTATTGTAACAATGCCTTATGCTCCTAGTAACTTTGCTATTGGGTTAGTTACTTGGTATAAAATTTTAAGTATAACACAAGGCAGAGTAGAAATTGAACATATTGGTGTAAGTTGTGATAAAAGCGATGATTTAACTCTACATATTGATGAAGAACTTGCCACAAGCGATGAAGTTATGGCCGATATGAATTATGCTAATTGGGAAAAACCAGCATGGTGGTTCAGACAAACACCTACTACTTGGGATATTCCACTTGTAAAGAAAAAAGATATACAAGTTTTATATGATGATAATGAATGGCCAGAAGTATTGCAATGGGAACAAAAACCTGTTATAATCACAAAGAAAAAACCAAAAAACAATATTATTCCACTAAAAAAATGGAAGCCAGAGGTTATTAAAGGTGATAAGAACTGACGAATATGGTCGCAGTATAATTAGTGACAGCGAATTAGCAAACTTATTATATACGAATCCACAACTTGTGGTCGATGATGTTGATATTGTTGATCCAGAAAAGTATAATTCTGCTATCAAGAGTTTATATCTTGATTATCAACCATTAAAAAAATTAGCAACATTAAACGGCACTATACATGATTATCATGCTAAAAACCAACAAGAATGGTTTATGCCCCAAGAGTATAAAGACTTAGATATTGCCAAGTGGGTGTTGGACCAGTGCAGTGATCAAAATGAACTACAACGTGCTGGTGCAGAACTTATGGAATATGCAGATCGTGGATTATTGCCACTGCTACAATACTTAAAATATCTTGTTGACATGATGCGCAAAAATAATATAGTATGGGGTGTTGGTCGTGGTAGTAGTGTGGCAAGTTTTGTATTGTACTTAATTGGCGTCCATAGAATACACAGCTTAAGACAAAATTTAGACTTCGCAGAATTTATGCGGTAAATAGTTAAAAGGAATTAGAATGAGCGTACATAGAACAGCAGGTGGAAAGTATTTGGATATAAATGCGTTAAAAATTCAACAAGAACGCACTATTGCTGTTGGAAACAGTCGCCAAAATGCTCGTGGTGATATTATTGGACCTGGCGGAATTATTGCTAAAACAAGGGATGAGATTATGAGAGAACATTATGAAAGTCAAAAAGGCAGTGTTTTATCAGATGGTCCAGTTTATGATAACATTGAACATGCAAATCAATTGGCAGTAGCAGATGTATTGACTACAAATATCAGTGATCCTTCTGCGGATGTAATTGAAAATAAAGAAAATACAGAAGTAATTGATCCTAAAACAGGAGCACCGACTAGCGGCGGTTACGCAGATGCTCTTGCTCGTAGTCAAGAATTAGCTAATAAATTAAGAAACCAGAGAAACAGAATATGAATACTGATAAAATCGGACCACGTAGCAGTACGCTACATTACAATCAAGATTATCGCAAAATTACCCCAACAAAGAATAATGTGTTAGTCAAAGATATGGAATTTGGCGAACGTATGACAGTTGGCGGTATCATTATTCTCGATGATGACAAGAAAGGTCAAGGTATTCGCCCACGTTGGGCAGAAGTAGTAGCTGTTGGACGCCTACAAGAAGATGTAAAACCAGGTGAATATATTCTTGTTGCTCATGGTCGTTGGACACGTGGTCTTGATATGACAGACGAAGATGGCGTAACAACTACTGTTCGTCTTGTTGATCCAAAGGACATTCTTATGAGCAGTGATGAACCGCCAAAGGAAGATTTGACCTTTGGTATTAATCCAACTTACTAAAACAATTGACATTCCTCTAACACAGTGTTAGTATAATCATATGACAAAAAATTATCTTTGGGTTGAGAAATACCGTCCCAATAGCGTGACGGATTATGTGTGGCGTGATGCCGCACAAGAAGTACAAGTTCGCCAATGGATTAGTGATAGTACTATCCCGCATCTGCTATTCAGTGGCGGACCAGGCACAGGCAAGACTACCTTGGCAAAGGTTCTAATCCATGATTTGGGCGTTGATGATTATGATGTGTTACAAATCAATGCTTCCCGTGATAACGGTGTAGATTTTATCCGTGATAAGATTGAAGGATTTGTTTCTACAATGCCATTTGGCGAGTTTAAGATTGTTTTGCTGGATGAGGCAGATTATTTGTCACCTAATGCACAGGCTGTGTTGCGTGGATTAATGGAAACATATAGTGCAAGCGCACGTTTTATTATGACTTGCAATTATCCTAATAAAATTATTCCAGCACTGCATAGTCGTTGCCAAGGATTTCATATTGAACGACTTGATAAAACAGAATTTACAGCACGTGCTGCTACTATTTTAGTAAGCGAAAGTGTTGATTTTGATTTAGATACGTTAGATGTTTATGTAACTGCAACATATCCTGATTTGCGTAAATGTATTAATAGTTTGCAAAGTGCAAGCAATGGTGGGACGTTAAGTTCTTCAAGTAGCGATTCTCAAAGCAGCACAGATTATCGCATTGCTGCCGTTGATTTGTTTAAGAATGGCAAGATACGAGAAGCACGTAAATTACTCTGTAATCAGGTTAGGGCAGACGAGATTGAAGAAGTGTTTCGTTGGATGTATGATAATCTTGAACTATTCTCAACAAGCGATGAGGGGCAAGATCGTGCCATTGTTATTATTCGCAATGGTTTAGTTAATCATTCTATGGTTGCCGATGCTGAAATTAATTTAAGTGCTACCCTGTGCGAGTTGGCGGAAATTAATGGAAATTCTTAGTCATATACATAACACGTATAAGAAAACACGCAAAAAGAAATTTACAGCGGAAGAAAAACGTATATTGCGTCCTATTGCAGAAACAATTGCTATTATGGATGGCAATGCGTTTTTTGGCTTACAAAAAGATGATAATGGCAATGATACTTGGTATGAACAGTATCTAGTAGAAGCATGGATGATTGCATCACATAAAAATAAAATAAACGGATGGGTTTGTGAAACCAGTTGGGTAAAAGATATGACTCACGAAAACCCATCCGTAGAAGAAGCCTATAATAATTGGCAACTATTAAAGATATTAAGTCGTTCTAATAATTAAATATCTCCATAAATTCGCAGAATTTCTTCAACTGCAGGATGACGTTCAATGTCACCGCCGTTAAATTCAACAGTGCCAACATATTCGCTGTCACGGAAACGATCCATTAGACGATTGAAATCTAACAATCCATTTTCACCTTCGGTTCTATCAGTCTGACGAATATCACCTGTAACAACAATTTTGCTGCTTTCGCCAATGCGTGTTAGCAACATCTTCATTTGATTAGGTGTTGCGTTCTGCATTTCATCAGCAATAATCATACTTTTCTTAAAAGTACGACCACGCATAAATGCAAGTGGGCAAATTTCAATCACACCCGTTTCAACCATTTGTTGAGTTTCACGAATACTATAATATTCATGTAGAACGTCAAATAGTGGCTTTGTCCAAGGTTCCATTTTTTGATTTAAATCGCCTGGCAAGAAACCATGCTTTTCGCCTTCTACTCCAACTGCTGGACGTGTGAGGATTATTTTTTCAATCTCACGCTCTTTAAGTGCTTTAATTGCAGCTTGCATTGCCAATAGTGTTTTACCAGTACCTGCTGGACCGCTTGCGATGACGATAGAGATATCTGGATTTAGTAGTAGGTCAAGATATGTTTCTTGATTTAAATTACGAGGAATAATTTCAACTCGTCGTTTCTTTTCTGGAAGAAATTGTTCTATTTGAGTTATGTTGTTGTAGTTTTTGCTGTAGGACTGATTGTTTGGGTTCATGTTTTGATTGTACTTCTGTCTACGCTTATTCTGCATTTTATATCCCTGTGTTGGTTGTAACACAAAATTATTTAAGATTATAATATGACAATAATATTGTAATCTATTATCACTGTTTAAAATCATAAATATCTCAAAGGTGTTGCTATGAGTGTAAAACCAAATTTAGATAGTGTTAAAAAATTATATATGAGTGATGCTAGTCTTAGCATGCTTTGTGACTTTGAACGTGTGCTTGATAGCATGGATTTCTATGCTTTTCCAAACTGGCGTTTAGGAGAATTAGTAGAAGGTCCAATTATTAGTCGTTATTGGGTAAAATGCAAATTTATGTGGCCCCGTGATCGTATGCCTGATCCTGCTGCTGCAAAAAGATTAATGCCCTATGGTGCTAAGATTATCTACACAAAAGATAAAGTACAAATCCCAGTAAGTATTAGAAGTCCCGCCGATATTAGACCAGGCAGTCATAAAGGCAAATTAATGGATTTTCCAATTTGGTATGTGGAAATGATGTTGCCTAAAAAACTTATGAGTGATATTAAGCATGGTTCAGTAGATATAGCAGGCGAAGAAGTTGATTTAGCTGATTTGCAAACTAGTATTGAAAAAGGTTTAAGTGATAAGAGTGTTGCACAAAATTCAGCGCCACAAGCACAAGGGCAACCGCCAGAAGAAGCACCAGGAGTTGAAGCAAATGTCCCGCAACCAAATATCTGAAGGTTTGCAAATGGGCGACCTTAATTATCTTGTTAGTGATACAATTCATATTGATGAATATAACAGCAAGATGGGTCAGGCTAGTGATGTTATTACATTAAGTTTTAAAATTCGTGATATTATGCCAGCAAACGACCTTGTAAGTTTTCTTGAAAATGGTTATGATTGGGTACTTGATGCTGATGTTAGCACAGGCGAAGTAAGCGATAATGATCGTTTAGTATTTGTTGAAGTACAACGCAGACCTGGCATTTACAAATATATTAACGAAATGCTTACTGATCTTGATCATTTGACTGGAATTAAATCAGATGAATGGAAATTTCGTTGGTATAAAAGCAGCGATTATGTACCAATGAATGAAGAAGAATTTAATACTCTTGTGCCGCTAACTGCTGACAAGTACGAGGAAAGCGTGAAAAATTTTCGTGCAATGAAAAATGAAGCAGAAAAGTTAAATAAAGATATAGACGACATCAAAAGACTTAGCGGGATTATCTAATGTTTGGTTTTTCAATTTATAAAATACTGGCTGTAGTATTACTAATTGGCGCAGTAGTTGGTTACTTCAAATATACACAAGATGAATTGGCAAGATTAAATCAGGAAGTTGCAAGCAAAGATTTTGCTCTTAAAACTACTACTGCAACACTTGAAAAAACACAAGCAGATTTAAAAGAACAACAAGCAATTTCACAAAAAACATTTGATGATTATCAAGCTGCTCGCAATGAAGTGCAAGACATTCAGTCAAAATTTACAAAAAACAATCGTGATCTTGGTGCATTCGCTGCTGCAAAGCCAATAGAAGTTAAAAAACGCATGAATGATGCAACAGCCAAATCATTTCGTTGTATAGAAGATACAGTCAATAAAGGTATAGCCAATGCTCAAGGTTGTTAAAACACTTCCGTTATGTTTATTACTTGCTGCTTGTCAAACAGCGCAGCCTACTACTGCAGTTGTAACTGTTGAACGTCCAACTCTTGTGCTACCAAGCGTAGATCAAATTAAGTTAAATGACATTGAGTGGCACGTGGTAAATAAGAGCGCAAAACCAGGAAGTGAAGATCACATTGACACGGCATTTGGAGCGGCACATAGCGAAAGCCTTTTCGCCATTAATCCAAGAGATTATGAAGACTTGGCAGTTAACCAAGCCAATCTTGTTAAAGTTATTAGACAATATCAAGCACAAATTAACGCCTATAAACAATACTACGATTCACAAGCCTCTACTACAGGTACAACTAAAGCAGGAAGCACCAGTGGCAGCACCAATTGATGACGATGATGAACCAGTCGGCCCTCGTCGCATGGCTGATGATGAACGACCAGCAGATGCGCAGTTAAAAACTGCTGCACCAACTGAACCCGTTGCTCCGCCTGTTCCTCTCTCAAATGATATTGAACTTCGAAAGATCATGCTTGAAGAAATGCGTTTTCATCTAGAAGAGCGTAAAGAACTTCACAAAATGGCAATTGAAATTCGCCATGAAGAACAACGTGAAGATGAAATTGCATATGAACGTGCGCAAATAGCCAAAGATGAAAACAAAAAAGAAGAAAAAGCCAGCGAACATTGGATGAAAGCATATTGGCGTCCTGCAATGGGTTGGCTTTATATGCTTATTTGTTTCTTTGATTTTGTTATTGCACCAGTGTTGAGTATGCTTATGCCAATATTCTTAAAAAGTCTTGGCGCAAATACAGTTACCTATACACAATGGCAAAGTTTGACACTTGCTAATGGTGGATTAATACATCTTGCATTTGGTGCTATTTTAGGTGTAACTGCTTGGGGACGCACACAAGAAAAGAACGCAGCAAATAATGCAGCAAATGCCGCAAATAATGGTACTAAACCATCAGGTGGTTCAATCAGCACCACTTAATAATTGACAATGTATGTTGTTTGTAGCATAATTATCTAAAAGGATATATTAATGCTAAACAACTTTTATCAAGATTTTTGTGAATATTTTAAATTTCTAAGACTAAAACTTAACAAATTAAACAAAACAAAAATAGTATATGATGGACCAATTTTTGATGCGATGGGCCAAATAAACAGTGATGTTAGTGGCGAGCATATCATTAACGTTATGCAACAAAGTGGAGTATATCGTTTAGCATTATTTGGACGATATTCTCAAGAAAAAGATGCTACTCAACATACGATAGATATTGCAAACAAATATCCAGAACAAATTGTTCTTGGTACGCATAAGAGAATGGATCAACGAGATGATCTTACAAAACAATTTGTAAATGATACAATAAAAGAAGTGAAAAATGGTGCCAAATTTATTGGCGAACTGCATTATGTTCATGCTGATAAACAACATGATATTGAATATAAAGAAAATAATCTAACAGGCGAAAGATATGTAAATTGTCTGGCACCAAATAGCAGATCACTTATGAATTGGTTGCGTGGGCGCAATATTCCTACTATGGTTCATTGGGAAAATTATAATTGGGAACGTGATTATCCAGATTTTAATGAACTATTTTCAGAATACAGTGATATTGATTTTATTATTCCACATTGTGCATACACAGATGATGCGCATATGAACGAAATCTTAAGTCGGCATAAAAATGTTTATGTTACTATTAGTAAAAAAGATATGTACCACTTCCGCAAAACATGGCTTGACAAATATGGTGATTGGGTAGGTCGCTATAGTCTTAAAAGCAAAGAAAAACAAGCTATATTAGAAGGTGGTTTTTTAGAGCCTAATGGTAAAATTAAATATGATTGGATGGCATTTATAACTCGTTGGCAAGATCAAATCATGTTTGCTACAGATTGTCATACACCTGCTGCATGGGAACACTATCCACAAATTATAAGCGTATGGCGTGAATTACTTGCACAGTTGCCACCACATATCCTTGAAAAAGTTGCTTATAAAAATGCAGAGAAACTGTATAATAAAAAATGAATCATTATGAAGCATTGGGTGTGGCGCAAAATGCCACACCAGAAGAAGTTAAGAGTGCATTTAGAAAATTAGCAAAACAACATCATCCTGACGTAGGCGGTGATCAAGCTAAATTTCAGCAAATTAATGAAGCATATACGACGCTGAGTGATACTAATTCTCGTGCGCACTATGACCACACATTACGCAATCCGCAACCACAGTATAATCCTAATACCCAATCTAGTCGCAACCCATTTGAATTTCATTTCAATTTTGGCGGCGGACCTGATCCAATGGGCGCTTTTCATGATCAATTTTTTCAACAATTTGGATTTGCGACTCGTCAGCAACCAAGAAATCGCAATATAAGAGTTACACTTGAACTTGATTTTTTAGAAACGTTGAATAAGCAAATCAAGGTTATTGAGTATAGGACTGCTAATCAAACTGATGTGTTACAATTAGAAATACCGCCTGGCATTGAAAGTGGCAATATTTTTACTATCGCAAATCGAGGTGATGATGCTAATACTGCTATACCACGCGGTAACTTAGAAGTACAAGTTATTGTTCGTCCGCATAATCGTTTTCAACGAAATGGTGAAAATATTATAGAGGATATAACGATTGATTGTTTTCAAGCTATTTTAGGCTGCAATATACCGTTAAATTTGCCTAGTGGAAAATCAATAGAAATTAATATTCCTCGTGGCACACAACATCAAAGTCAGTTTGGTATAACGGACGAAGGGTTTCCTAGACCAAACGGCACACGTGGCAAATATATAGTAAAAGTTAATATTCTGATTCCATCTGCATTAACCTCACAGCAGCTTAATTTAGTAGAAGAAATTGTTAAATTAAAACCAGTAAATACTTGACATTAAAAATAAACGTGTTATATTAAAATTATGGCAAATTCATTTAATAGTAACAGTGACTTAGAAAAAATCGTAAAGTTTGCAAAACAATTTGCAAGCGAAAACAATCATCAATATTTTACCGTAGAGCATTTATTGCTTTCTATGCTACATGAAAAAAGTTTTATTTCTGTGCTAGAAACTATTGGCGTTGATGTTCAACAATTAGTTAAAGAAGTTGAAGATTATATTTTTGAAAATGTACCAGTTAATACAGCAAACACTGTAGAACCTAAAAAAACACAAATTATTGAACGAGTTTTTAATCGTGCTTTTACTCAAGTAATTTTACTTGGTCGCAATACAATTCATATCAGTGATTTATATCTTTCTATTTCTAAAGAAACACATAGTCACGCTGCTTACTTTTTGAACAAATATGGTGTAGAACCAGAAAAAGTTATTGAAGCATATAACAAAAATAAAAATAAAAAATCAAGTAGTTATGCTACAAATACCTTAGAAGAATACTGCATTAATTTAAATGAAAATGCACGTAATGGAAAAATTGAGCAATTAATTGGTCGCGAAAGCGAACTTGCTGATATGACACAAATTCTTGCTCGTAAGAATAAGTGCAATGTGTTACTTGTCGGTGATGCCGGTGTCGGTAAAACAGCGATTGCAGAAGGTCTTGCTCTTAACATTGTTAATGGCGATGTGCCTAAATTTCTAAAAAATCATGAAGTTTATAGCTTAAACATTGGTTCGCTATTAGCTGGCACAAAATATCGTGGTGATTTTGAAGAACGCTTACAAGAAATTATGAATGCTGCTACTGAACTTGGCAACATTATTTTGTTTATTGACGAAGCACATCAGATGCGAGGCGCTGGCAGCGGCAGTAATAGCAGTGTAGATTTTTCCAACATGTTAAAACCAGCACTTGCTCGTGGTGATTTTAAAGTTATTGCTTCTACTACATGGGAAGAATATACACAACATTTTGAAAAAGACCGTGCGCTTATGCGTCGTTTTAATCGTGTGAGTGTCGATGAACCTAGTGTTGCCGATACCAAGACTATTCTTCTTGGCATTAAAAGCAGCTATGAAACATTTCATAATGTTAAAATTACTGATGCAGCAATTACAGAAGCTGTAGAATTAAGTGCGCGCTATCAAGCAGATAAAAAACTGCCAGATAAAGCTATTGATCTAATAGATAGTGCCGCTGCTCTTCGCCGCACACAGTCACGTGGCTCTCGTACAATTGACGTTAATCATATTCGTCGTGAATTAAGTCGTATTACTAAAATTCCTGAATCACAATTGGGCGCAGAAAATACACAAAAGATTATGCCCAACATCGGCGCTGAAATCAAAGCAGTTGTATATAATCAAGATACAGCCGTCGATAAGGTTCTTGATCGTGTATGGGTATCCCAAGCAGGATTAAAAGCTGATAACAAACCAGTTGGTTCATTCCTGTTCCTTGGACCCACTGGAACAGGTAAAACCGAACTTGCTAAACAATTAGCTGATCGGTTGAGCATGAAGTTACTGCGCTTTGATATGAGTGAATATCAAGAGCGTCATTCTATCTCACGCCTTATTGGTGCGCCACCAGGCTATGTTGGTTATGAAGATGCTAACCTTGCTGGTGGTTTGTTGATTAGTGAGATTGCCAAGAATCCACATTGTATTATTCTTTTTGACGAGATTGAAAAAGCACATCCTGATGTATCACAGGTGTTGCTGCAAGTTATGGACGAAGGTTTCATTACTGGTACCAATGGCAAACGTGCTGATTGCCGCCAATCTATCCTTATCATGACAAGTAATTTGGGTGCTGCTGATAGCGAACGCAATGTTATTGGATTTGGCGGTGGAACAAATGTGGATGCAGTTGATGCTGCTGTTAAAGAATTCTTCCGTCCAGAGTTCCGCAATCGTGTAGATGCGATTGTTACATTCAACAAACTTGATAACGTTACAATTCGCAAGGTTGCAGAAAAGTTTATTCGTGATCTAAATGAACAATTATTATTAAAGAATACATCCGTATCACTCACTGATGCTGCATGGGATTGGCTGTGTAAAAAAGGCTATACTCCAAGTCTTGGCGCACGACCAATGCATCGTACAATTCATGAACATATCAAAGTTCCGTTAGCAAAGAAAATACTGTTTGACAAGACAGCAAATCATGCTATTATTAAGGTAGACTTAATTGATGATAAGTTAGAATTGGTAGCGCAAGATGACAGAGATAACGGAACTAACCTTAATTGAATACCGTGATCGGTTTAAAGACCACTTGTTTAAGTGGTATATTGGCACTGAAAATAAACTATGGTATGGCAAGTATCACTTTCGTGTAGAATTAGCAGTTCCAAGAGATTGGGATATTCGTGAAAATATGCGAAAGACTTTGAAAAATCTTGATCCAGATTGTCGGCTTCGTAAAGAATCATATTTGCGTTTCTTTACCAATAGTACCACAGCACTTGACGCAATTCTTGATGATCCATCATTGCTTGCATCAGTCAAGGGATTTACCACAAGCAATAATCAGTATATTGCTGAAATGAATAATCTTGACAATATCGCGGTTGATGTTAAACTTGTAAGTGAATTGAAGTATAATCCTAATGTTCCTTATCAGGTTGATTTCGACACGTATTGGGGATGGCAAAGCGGCGGTTATGGTGGCAGAAAAACACAACGAGATAACTTGCTTGAATTACATAAATTTGTAACTGATAATAGCGATGATTTGTTTATGCCATACGAATTAAACCGTTGGTGTGTTCGTACCAGTACAGGTCTTGAAACAGGTTATTACTATGGTTCAGTCCGTGTATTTTGCAGAAGTGCAGACAACATTCCGCTGCTGTATATGTTATTCCAAGATGGAATCAATAAAGTCTATAAGTTAGTAAAGAAAGAGAAAGCGTAACATTATGAATATTGAATTAGCAACAGCCCTTATTAATCGTGGTGTCGTGAATACAAAGACTCGTATTCTAGCACGTTGTCCTGTACCAGCCTTTGGTGGCATGCCGATGGAGAAACAATTATTTCTTAATGTAGATAAAGTTGTTAGTGATGAGGGCACGATGAAGTTCATTTCTTCACATCGAAGTGGGCGAAAGTTTAGTGTGCCTATTGATAAGATTGATGAAATTGATGGCATGGAACCTACTCGTCTTGGTCTTGCTTATGATATTAAACCTAATGGTGTGGTACGTGGCGGTGGTAAAAAGCGCGGACGTAAGCCTAGAATAAATACATTGGAGAATATCAATGGCTAAAATCTACGAAGAAGTATTAGTTATCAAAGTAAGCAAACTTGTTGCTGACAAAAATTCAAACAATCAAGACATCCTACGTGATGATATTGTTGAAAGTATTGAAAGTGTTGTTCAGGAATTAGTTGGCAATAATATAATTGTTGAAGTTGAAAAAGCGGAATAATAATGGCTAGTTTACCACAAGTAGTGTTAAGTTCAATACAGTACGGACAAGTTTATCCGCCATATGATGGCACGAGTACTACTTGGAGCAGCAATCAATTTAAAGGTAATGGCTACTATGGTTATACAGATGGATTACACACAGTAACATATAGTTTAAGTGGATTTGTTGGCATATTAAAATTTCAAGCAACACTATTAACAAATCCAACAGACAGTGATTGGTTTGATGTTACTGGAACATCTATTGGAGATGGAACAACTCCAATAAGCGGCACAACTTTTTATAATTTCACAGGCAATTTCGTCTGGTGTCGTGCGCACATCACAAACTTTTCTGGTGGTAACATTAATAGAGTGCTATATAATACATAATACTCAATTAACCAAGGAAAGATTATTAATCAATGAATGATACTACACAGCAGCCACAAAATGAGTTTGGCTTACCGCCAGAAGCACTAGATTTTTTACGCAAACAACATATTCATTTCTGCTTACCAATGTATGGTGGTCTTTGTAATGAAGCAACTTTTATTGCAATGATCAAGTTTGGTATTATTGCAGGCAAGATGGGACTTAATTATTCAATTGATACAATGGTTAATGAAAGTCTTATTACTCGTGGGCGAAACAACCTTGTTGCAAAGTTCTTGTTTAACCAAGCTGCAACACACTTGATGTTTATTGACGTTGATTTAGGATTTGATCCAGAAGCAATTATTCGTTTGCTTCTTGCCAATCAGGATGTTGTTGGCGGCGTTTATCCAATGAAGCGTATTCCAATTCGTTATGTTATTAACACTGTTCCTAATCCTGCTATTTTAGGTGACCTAGTTGAAGTTTCAACACTTGGAACAGGATTCATGATGGTCAAGCGTGGGGTTATCGAACAACTAATTGCTCTGCATCCAGAATTAAAATATCGCGATAATATTGGTATTGGTGCGCAATATGAGCCACTTATGTATGGTTTGTTTGACACAATGATTGATAAGGATGACAACTATCTGAGTGAAGATTGGACATTCTGTTATCTATGGCGTATGGCTGGCGGCAAGGTATTTGCTGATACAGGCATTAAACTTGACCATACTGGTTATCACAAGTATGAAGGCAATGTTGAAGAACTTAAGAAAGTGCTAACAAATCAAACTTCAAATGGTGGCCCACATCATCTTGATGCGCCACAAGCAGCACCTGCCGCTCCAACAAACACGCCACAACCTATTAAATTAAAATTAAATAAAAAGGTATAAAGGATACTTTAATGTCTGATGATTTAGAAACAGTAGAATTTAAAGTTCAATTAAGCAGTTCATGGCATAATGATCCGCCTAAATTTGAAATACTCATCAATGATGATATTGTTGAATCAGGCGAAGTTTCTGAATTAGAAAGCGATAGCAATGTAAAAACTATCGCTTTTTCCAGAGATTTACCAGAAGGCGACCACACTTTAAAAATCAGACTTGTTAATAAAAAACCCAAACATACAGAAGTAGATGATAGTGGTAACATTATTTCTGATCAACTATTACATCTTAAAGAAATTGAACTTGACGAGATTGAATTAGAATGGTTGGCATATTTCAACGGTAAATTTTATAAACAAATTGGTGCCAAAAGCGGCAAACCAATTTACGAAGATGAACCACTGCCAGAAAAGTTTAATGTAATTGGTTTAAATGGTGAGTGGCGTCTTGGTTTTAGTGTGCCCACATATATGTGGTTCCTAGAAAACCTATAAATATTTGATGTTCATTAATCAGATTATCAGCGAAGCGCCTAAAGTTGGTCGTGCTTTTCAGCACGTAGAAGACCTTGTTCTCATTGAAGGTAGCATGGGCGCTGAAAAAGCTATTAATCGACTCGCCCAAATTGCAAGCAATCCACAAACCGTGCGTTGGAAATGGGATGGCAAACCTCAAGTCTATTGGGGACGTGAGCCAGATGGTAAATTTATTATGGTTGGTCACAATGGTTGGCTAAAACCAGATGGCAGCGGTAAAAGCCAAAGCCCACAAGAATTAGTACGTTTTATCATGAGCACTGGTAAAGTAGAAGCGGGCAAAGAAGACGAACGCATGCGGTTTGCCAACGAATACGCAAGTTTATGGTCATTGTTTGAAGCTGCAACTCCACAAGATTTTCGTGGCTATGTATATGGTGATTTGTTGTTTATGCGCAGACCACCACTAGAAAATAATGCATATACTTTTACACCAAATAATGTAACATATAGCATACCTGCTTCAACAGAACTTGGGCAACGAATATCAAAAGCAACTGCAGCAGTCGTAGGACATGCATACTTTCCACAATTTGGCATGGGCGATGACCAACAACAACCTATTGATGATTTTACACCATTTAATAAGTCACAAGGCTTGATTGTATTGGGTCCGCGATATGCACAGCAGCCTGTTAAGATTGACACTAAGAAATTGCAAGATTTACAAAAATATGTTGCAGCAAATAAAAGCGCAATAGATAATTTCTTGAACGATGAGCGCCTCGCTGCTATGAAAATGGCAAGCTTTAAGGGTGTGCTTTATAATTTTAATAATCAAATGGCAAGAGTTGGCAGAACAAGTGATCTTGCAAGCGAATTTACAAATTGGATAAGCAGCGGTAGCAAACAAAATGCAACAATGCAGCAGAAGATAAAGGATTGGATTGCGCAAAACCAAAAAGGGTTTATTGCTACATTTGCAGTTCTTGAGAACCTACGCAATATTAAAAATGCAATCATTGATCAATTAGATAGTGAAGGCGGCGATATACAACAAACTACCAAGGGACAAAAGGGCGGAGAAGGTTATGTCAATTATGGCGAACCTAACATTAAACTTGTGCCTCGTCATCGCTGGACACCAAATTAATACCTATTGACATACCAGATAAATATTTTATCTGGATTGTATAATGACCCTAAGCCACCGCACTATCTTTAATGAAGCACCAAATCCTCATGTTGCATTTGCATTTGGGCGCATGAATCCGCCGCATTTTGGTCACGAAGGGCTTATTAAAACCCTACAAAGTGTAGCAAAAAAAGGCAGTTGGGCGTTATTTCTAAGTAAAAGCCAAGATGCCAAAAAGAATCCACTTAACTATGAACAAAAAGTTAAATGGGTTAAAGCACTTTATCCACAAACACAAGGACATCTCGTTGAAGAACCATCAATCAAAACATTCCTACAAGCAGCCGCATATCTTTATGACAAAGGTTTCCGCAGTGCCACTTTTGTGGCTGGCGAAGACGACATGGCAAGTATGCGACCAGTATTGGAACAATACAACGGCAAGCAAGTAACACATGGTTTCTATCATTTTGAGCCGCTTTCTTTTATGGAAAGCCCACGATTAACCTCCGCGACAAATGCACGTGAAGCAGCCAAAAGCGGCGATCCAGAAGCATTTGAACGTGCTACACGTGTGCCACCAAATATCACAGTAGATGGCAAGACACTTATGCAAGCAGTTCGCATTGGTATGGGACTTGGTGAAAGTGTTGAAGAAAGTATCATCACTGAAAGTTTATCAGTAGAACAACTTGCTCACATAAGTGATAAAGCACTTGATGACGCTTATCATTATGGGTTATCTACACCTAACAATAACTTTGGTTGGTTGGCAAATATTGAAAGTGCCACTGCTGCAAAGCGTATGATTGATAGTGGCATTACAGATGTAGAAGCCATTGCCAACGCTATCCACGATGGTTGGAATAAAACTGCTATGGCTGATTATATGGGCAAGTTGCAGCTAGATACGCCAACCATTCCCGATAAGAAAAAGAAGCGTTATGCTCTTGCCCAACAAACTTATGCACAGTTGCCAGAAGTAGAAAAAGAAAAAGACCGTGTAGTTGCTCGTGCTATGTTGAAGGCAATGGGTATCGTTACCGAAGCACCAGGCATTGGTGGCGATTGGGGTGATAATCCTAAACTAGTCAAACGTGGTCGCAAACCATATGAACCCAATAAGGATGATACCTATTACGGCTCTGCCCACGGCACAGACCTTGATTTATATGGTTTGCCAAAATATGAATTAGATGAAGACCTAACTCCTGACCAATGGGCAGAGTTGCGCATTACTGATCCAAAAGCCTATATGGGTAATAAGGATTATACTAATCGTCGTTGGTGGACTCTGCAGTTTAAGAAGGCTCGTGCTGCTGCCCGTGATCAAGGTGCTAATCGTTTTGAGTTTCCGCCAGGTTCTAAGAACAGTTATATGGTTGCTCCTGACTTGGCAAATGAAAATTTAGATGAAGCCGCAGAAAAATCAACCAAAGCCGAAGCCAAGTATCAGGCAATGCCTCGCAATGGTCAGCGTTGTGATTACTGCACTATGTGGCGTCCTCCGCATGGTTGTTCGGCTGTTAGTGGCAAGATTGCGGCAAATGGTTGGTGTTCATATTACAAGCGTAGTCATCGTAAAGATTTAGATGAAACTATTGAACCAAATAGCAATATGTTAGCAATAGCACAACGTCTCGAAGATTATGCTAATGAACATATTCCACACGAAGACGATGGTTTTGGTGATTTTATGTATCACGCAGAACTTATTCGCAAAGGTCATCTTGACATACATCGTGAAGATATGGTGAAGGTTCAACCACGCTATCTTCCGATTATGAAATCTATCACAAAGAATGAATTAGTATCAGAATCACAACTTGACGAAGCAGCATCACCAGTGTTGTTCCATTATACAGGCAGTGTGGGTGCAGCATTAAACATTCTTAAAAACAATGAGTTTATGTTGAGCATTTCTACTGGTAGTGTAGAAGACCAATATGCACCACGTGGTTATAACTATTTCTTATCCACAACACGCAGCAAAGTAGGTGGATATCACGAGTTTACTGGCGGCACTGCTGTTATGTTCAACCTTGATGGCAATTGGTTCAATCGTCGCTATCCAGTTAAAGCAATTGACTATTGGGCAGGATTTGATAAGCAAAAGCACAGCGAAAGCGAAGACCGTGTATTCTCACGTGAGCCAACTATACCAGCAGATGCGATTACAGCAGTTCATATCTTACTTAAAGAAGCAGGTGAGTTTGCAAGTCCAACTACTCGCCAGTTGATGATTGTAGCAAAGAAGCGTGGATTACCAACCTATCTTTACAGTGATGAAAATGCGTGGAAATTACAGGACACCAAGCGAGCAATACCAGTAAGCAAAGCCCAAGATTTAATTCGTGGTCAAAAGAAGACTGGTTATATAAGCACCTTTAATGGTAAGAAATATCTTGCTCCTTGGTTAGAACTTATCTTTAAGAAGAAACGCAGTGAGTTATCCAAAGAAGCAAATAAACTGCGTTATAGTTTAACCTATTGGAGCGGTGGTCAGTTTGCTGATGACCTTGGGCTGCGTAATGAAATTACCAATGCTCGTAAGCCAGGCAACAGTGGCTATGAAGCAGTAACTAAAATTATCGCTGCTATGCGCAAGATTGGTGCTAATGATGTAAAAGGTTTGCTAACATTCTTACATAAGAAGTGGGATGCAGAAGCACAACAGCCACTTAAAAGCGACAATGATGCACAACGAGCAATTGCTAATATTCGTGCCGATAGTGCTAAAAAAGAAAGTGTTGAAGAAGCACTTGATCCAAATGAAACACACGGTTGGATTTTGCCTAATCGCAAAGTTGAATATGTTACGAAGGAAGAACATCTGGGATGGCTTTATAGTAAAGACATTGATGGATATGAAGAAGCATTTAAACTTGGATATGTGCGTTTTGCAAAAGCAACCGTTTCGTTTTTTGTTCAAGGTTTCTTGCCTGACCTTAAAAAGATGTATCGTGTATATGCACAAACTGCACTTGGATTTAAGCATATTGCAGTTGATATAATAGTTGATGAGCGAGGCAGAATTGATAACCAAATTTCATTAGACTACGAAATGCCAAAAGACAAAGCAAAGTTTATAAAGAAATTTGGACCGCAACAAAATGAACACGCTGGTTCTATCATAGGAACTGTTGGTGGCGGCAATGATTATCCTGACCGTCAAGTAGCTACATTTCCGTGGGACCGTGAGGTTGAACCAGATGAAAATGGCGCAAAAGTACAGTATCTGAATAAACAACGCAAACTTTAAAAACGGTAAATATATAAATGAGCGACAAAGACCTGATACTTGAAGAAATCCTAAATGAAGTGAATATGAGTCCGTCAGCCCTTCGTGCGGCAGTGGCAAAGATTCCCAATGCCAAGGCAGGTCTTGAATTTGAACTTATCGTCACTAATCTTGAAGAAGAGGAAGATGATGATTATGATCCATATGAGGACTTTGAATCCGAACCAGACTATGACCAAGATGAGCGTATCTCTACCGCAAGTTTCAACGCACTAGCACAAGATGTTATGCAGTTCTTTAATGGTGATCACAATAGTCGCCGTGATGTAAACCGTGCGATTGATTTGATGCGTGAAGCGTGGAGTGATTATATTGAAGGTCCGCTATGGGATAATTATACTAGCGCCCGTATTCAAGATTTTATTGACCAACGCTATGGTCGTGATTATGCTAATCAAGCAGAGTTATTTAAAGAAATTGATACGATTGATCCATATGAAGAGTTTAAATCACGATATTTCCAAACTTGGGTAGATAATCTTGAAGATGATGATAACATAGATGATTATCTTGAACAATTTTTAGAAGACAACTATGGTGGTCAATATATGAGTAATTTGGCAAGTGATAGCAGTCTTGGGCTATCTTGGCCAGTTTGGACTGAACCTGATTATTATGACCGCAGAACTCGCTCTACTGTTGATGTAGGTGATTTCCGCCGTGCTGTTGGTATGAAGACTATCAAGAGCGGCTCTTATCACGGTATTACAAAGCCAAATGATGCTTATGTTATTGAACCAGATAGCAGCTTACAACCCACTCGTGGTAAAGGTGGCGAAGGTTTAGAGTTTGTATCACCACCGCTAGATATTCCAACAATGATTGACCAAATCAATAAGGTCAAGGCGTGGGCAAAAGATGGCAATGCTTATACCAATGATAAAACTGGTCTGCATATGAACATCTCTATACTAGGTTATAAGTTAGATAAACTTGATTATGTTAAACTTGCGTTATTTTTAGGCGACAAGTATATTCTTGAAAAGTTTGGTCGTCTTGGCAACTCTTATGCTCGCAGTGCATTTGAACAGATTGCTTCATTCATTAAACAAAATCCAGAAAAGGCTAATAAAGCCGTTGATGCGATGCGTCAGAATTTAAACCTAGTAGCATCCAAACTTATTCATAGCGGTTATACTAACAAGTTTACAAGTATCAATACAAAAGATAATCGTGTAGAGTTCCGTTCTCCAGGCGGCAACTGGCTTGATATGGATACTGATGAAGTAGTGAATACGCTGCTTCGTGTTGTATATGCAATGAACATTGCTCTTGACCCAGAAGCAGAACGCAAAGAGTATCAAAAGAAATTTTCAAAGCTACTTACTGCTGATAAGAAAGATGAAACTGATACTATCAAGTATTTCACACAATTTGCAACAGGTAATATGCCTCGTTCTGCACTTATAAGTTTTGTTAAAACAGCGCAAAGCAAGCGTGATTTTGCAAAGAAAGCAAAAGCAGAAAAACCAAATGATCCGTATGCTAAACAACAGGGCGATGATACACCGTATGTTGATTATACAGGTATGGCTGGCATTACATTCCAAATTATTAGTCGTGTAACTGGCGAAGAATTAGAATCATTCGTAGTATCACCAAGACTAACTTATAGTGATGTATATGATATTGCCACACGTAAAGTGCGAGCAAGTGGTCGTTCATTTGACCTAGTAGCGTTAAAAGATACTCGTGACGGTGAAGTAAGTGATATTCTAACACGTGAGCCAATACACAACACTGTATCCCCATCAACACCATCCATACAACCAATGTATGTTATCCGCAGAGCAAACACACAACAGGCTGTATCACAGTTTCGTGCGCCAGATAATGAGCAAGCACGTGATATTGCTACACGTATGGCACGTGAATATGGTTATCGTGATAGTGATTGGTTTTTATCCCTTGCAAGTGATGATACAAATAGACCAATACCTGGTGCGGGTACACAAGCATTACAATTGCCCAGTGGTGGTGCAGCAACCTATGTTGTTGTAAACCGTAGCGATGGCACAGAATTATTAACAACACAAGCACAAAGTTTTTACGCAGCAACGCAAGCAGCCCAAAGATTTGCGCAAGAACGTAGTCTACCATTAGCAAGTATTGCTATAAGATCACCAAACAACAATAATCTATGGGATACGCAAGGTCAACTAATTCCTCAACCAAGCCCACAACCAGAACAACCTCGCCAATATACACAAGCAGAAATTGATCGTGGTTATGATATTACGGGCAATGCTATTCCAGCAAACGCAACAGCAACATCTTCTAACATTACTGCAACCGAAGGTGTAAAATACCAAATCATTGCCAGAGGTGGCGTAGTCCACGAGTTCCGTGCAGCATCACCTCGTGGTGCTGAACGCTATGCTGAATCTTGGTCAAATGAACATCTTGGTGATGAGAGTTATGAAGTTCAACTTGCTCCACGCAGCGAAAGTATTGAAGAAAGTATCCTAAATGAAATCAATATGAGTCCTACATCTCTTGAAAAATTTGCCGATACACCATTTGCCAAGAGTATGAAAGTTGGTTTTGAAACTGAAATGTATATTCCTGGTCTTGGCGGCGAAGAAGGCGAAGAGGAAGAAGAAGAGGATATGGATGCCAACGAAGAGTTTCCAAGCAGTGCATCCTATCGTGATCGTCAGCGTGATGTTATGAACTTCTTTAGTGGCAATTACAATACTCGCCGTGATGTCGAAAGTGCGTTAGATGCGTTATATGAAGCATTTAGTGAATATCAGTATGAAACCTATGATAATGAATTTGAAGGCACTGATGATTACAATGACGCAGTTCAAGAAGAATTAGGCGATACGCCTATGGGCGAAGCAAGTGAGCGAGAACTTGATGATGCCAAAGATAATGTTCGCACCGCTTGGATAGAAAACAACGAAGAATATACTTGGGGTAGATTCATAAGTCGCAATGGCATTGATGATATGTATGACTTTATGCGTTGGGTAAATCGCAATACTCGTGAATCGCTATCTTGGCCATATTATACATTTAGCAGCAGTAGAGAAGAACCAACAACAGATATTGGCGATGTTGTTGATGATTTTAGACGCAATACTGGTTATAAGGCACGAGCAAGCAGTGGTTATCATGGAGCAGATCGTGATGAAACCACTTGGATATTTGAACCAGATAGTTCGCTAGATAGCCCAAGCAACGATGGCGACGGTGGCATTGAACTTGTATCACCACCTATGAACCTAGAAGATGGTTTGGCTGCGTTAGAGAATGTATTCAGTTGGGCAAAGAGCAATGATTATTATACTAACCGCACAACTGGTTTCCATATTGGCGTGTCTATTCCACTACAAACAATGGAAAACATTGACCATCTTAAAGTAATCATGTTGCTTGGCGATGAATATGTATTAAAAGCATTTGGTCGTGCTGGCTCACGTTGGACCAAGAGTAGTTTTGACCAAGCCAAACGTGAAGTGCGTGGCAGAGCAGCCCGAAAGAATGTGCCAGCAATCCTTGACAAGATGCGTGGTGGATTGCAAGATATTGCTAAACAAGAAATCAACAAACTGTTGGTTCCTCGTGGCGACCGCTATGTTAGCGTAAACATCAAGCCAAATTATATTGAGTTCCGCAGTGCTGGTGGCAATTACTTTGAGCAATATGAAGAAATCCGCAAGACCATGTTGCGTTATGTTCGTGTTATGGCAGCAGCGGCTGATCCAGAAGATGCAAGCAGAGAATATCAAAAGAAACTGTATAAGTTTGTAAGTGCTGGTATAGGTGAAAAAGACAATACTATGCAGCTATTCGCCAAGTATACTGCTGGCGCTATTGACAAAGAACAACTTGTTAAAGAATTACGCACTGCCCAAGAGCGTCGTAAGCCTGTTGCACCACTTGGGTCTGGTCCAGTTGATGGTTTCCTAGAAGATGAAAACGGTGATCAAGTTGTAAAGATCAAGGGAACAAACCCATATGAAATGATTGAACTTGGTGTGAAGTTTGCTAACACTCGTCAGATACCATTGGGTGATACAAACCTACGTTATCCTGGTTACAGTATGGTTCGTGTGCAATATTATTCTACACACCAAACTGAAAAGGATAGTGTAACACTGGTTTATATACCTGCTGTTGATTTATACAATACGTATAGTAGTGAAATAACAAAAACCGCTGTTCCTGTTGCAGAAAAACATTGGGGTTTAAGTAAATTACCAATAGAACGTTTTGCTGTGAGAGTGCTAGACGAGTATTCGCTACAATATATGCGTGATGAAATGATGCGCATTACGTCTCGTGGTGAAGATCGTGCGCCAACACCACCACAAGCACAAGCACAGGCACAAGCCGCACCAGATAGCGATGATGAGGGCAGACAAGTTAGATATATCTTGAAATATACATCTAACGGCAACGAACTTACTAACTTTTCTACAAGTAGTCCAAGTCAAGCAAAAATATATAGTAATAATTTGGTAAGAAATAACAGTCAACTTCGCTGGGGCGGAACATTTGGCGGTGTTCGTGGTGTTGTATTGTTTAGAGTTGATCCAGATACCCAAGAACAAGAATTGTTCTACATGGGTCCAGGCGAGGCTATTGTAAATCAACCTGCTGCTGAACCTGCGCCAGCATCTAGACCTAACGTTGCAAATCCAGGTGGTCGTGGAACTTATGCTTTATTTGTTCAAAATGGGACGCAGATATCCGAAGAATTAGAATTTAATTCGTATCAAGATGCGCTGCGCCATTTCACACCGCTGGCGAATAGTTCAGGTTTCACAGGTTGGAGCGTAAAGCAACTATCATAATTAAGGCTTGACTTATCCACATAACAAGTGGTAGTATATGATATGAAAATTAATATTATGTTACAAGCAACGTATTGCAATAATCGTTGGCCACAATTAAAAATATACAATAATGGAATTGTGTTAGATGATTATCTTTGCAATCAAACCCATATAATTTTAGAATATGATGTTGTAACAAAACAAGATAATCAATTAAAATTAGAATTTTATAATAAATGCTTTGGTGATGGTGGCATATGGGATGTTAGTAATAGCGGCGAGATGAAATTAAAGTTAGTTGATTTGGCATTTGATGATGTTTCAATTGATCATTTAATTCATACATTAGAATATGAAACCAATTGGACACCAAACCAATTAATATATGAACCACAAGAAAGTATTAAAAATTATAGTAAGTATTGTAGCAATGGAATAATGTCATTTAATGGGTGTTTCATTTTTGAATACTCTATGCCAATTTATAATTTTTTGATTAATAAAAAATATAAAAAGCAATACAATTCTAATTTAGCGTATTTTAGTAATTATACAGAATCTTTTCACTATGAAACAGGCATAGATAAAATTGCAGAGATTAGAAAGATAATTAAAACGCATGACTAATATTTTAGTTTTATCAATTCCAAGAATAGAACCACATAGACCGCCGTTGGGTGTATCTATCTTAGGAACTGTATGTGAAAATGCTGGTCATAATGTTACAGTAGCAGATTTAAATATAAAATTTTTCAATCATTGTAAAACACACGGAGTTGATTACTTTAATTTTGATGACATATGGGATTCATATCGTGAAGAAACGCTTGCAGAATCAAAATTTATTGACCAATTTATTGTACAATTTATAAATGATTATAATCTTAATTCTTATGATTATATTATGCTTAGTATTTTTGGCATCAGTAATCATATTTTTGCTGAAAAATTATTAGAAAAAATAGCACCAAATCGTAATTATAAAATATTAGTGGGTGGAAGCGGTGCTTTTATTTCTCTAAAAAATTCAAATAGTATAGTTGTTGATAATTTTAAAAGCAGAAATTTAATAGATGATTATATTCGTGGCGAATGCGAAGAGTCAGTGCTGCAATATTTGCAGCATGGCAATGGCAGTGGAATTAATAACAGCAATTTCAAACAAATTTCTAATCTTGACTCTTTGCCTATACTCAGTTACAAATTTTTAAATCTTGATGAATATGATTATTTGAATAATAAAAAGAGTGTTTATATAGAAGGCAGTCGTGGTTGTGTCCGTAGCTGTACATACTGTGATGTTGTAGCTTATTGGCCAAAATATAGATTTCGTAGCGGAAAGCATATTGCAAGCGAAATTATAAAACATTACGAAACACATGGCGTAACTGATTTTTATTTTACTGATAGTTTAGTAAATGGCAGTCTAAAAGCATTTTCAGAAATGTGTAATGTGCTTGCCAATCATAATTTTACTGATAAAATTAGTTGGAGCGGACAATTTATTTTTAGAGATCGACGTAGTGTGCAGCCTGAACACTTTGAAATGATTTCCAAAGCTGGTGGTGATACTTTTTTTGTTGGAATTGAAACAGGCAGTGATCGCGTTCGCAAGGCAATGGGTAAAAATTTTTCTAATGATGATATTGAATATCAATTAGAACAATTTCATAAAAATAAACTTAAAACAACTTTCTTAATGTTTCCTGGTTATGTTACAGAAACCATTGAGGATCATAATGATACACTTAATATGTTACAAAGATGGCAAAAGTATGTTGCTAACGGTGTCATCAATGGTTTAGAACTTGGTTCGCCACTTGTTTTCCTAGAAAATAGTCCGCTTGCTCACATGATAGATGAATATAAAATTAAATTTTTAGAACTTGATAATATTTCAAACAAAAGATTTTGGATAAGAGAAGATGATCCAGAATATAATTTTATTACTCGTGTCGAGCGACAACTTGAGTTATATGAAGAAGCTGTAAAATATAACTGGCCGATTTGGAGATTTACAAGTAGAGCAGAATCTCTACTAAATTCTGTAAAAACATATTATAAAAACATCGAAAATAACGCAGAATATAAAAAATTACCTGTGATAAATTAAACTTGACTTTGTATTCAACTATGTTATAATAAAATATGACAAAATTACGGATAAATAATTTCATGCGTATAGATGAAGTCGTAAAGACTGAATTCAAGGTCTATTTGGATATGGATGGCGTACTTGCTGATTTTTTTGGCGAGTGGGCTAGACTTGACGGAAAAGACCATTATAAAGATATTGATAATCCAGAAGCAAAGCTACAACTTGTGCGAGATCATCCTACATTTTGGATAGACCTTCCCTTACTTCCTCATGCAAGGGAACTTGTTCGCACTGTCAAAGAAACATTTGGTGAATATTACATTTGTTCAACTCCACTTGCTGGCGATACTCGTAGCGAAAGTGGCAAACGTGCTTGGATTAGCATGCATTTTAGCGATATGTTGCCAAGTGGAATTGAATTAACACACAATAAAGCACAGTTTGCAACAAATGAACGTGGCGTTTCAAACATTCTTGTTGATGATTATGGTAAAAATATAGCTGCTTGGCAAATGGCTGGCGGTATTGGTATAAAATACGAAGATCAAAATTTCTCCCAAGTTAAAAAAACCTTAATTAGGTTTGCTAAAATGGGAGCACTAGCATGAGGGGACTAAGATGCGTGATTCACAATGGCTCCAAGTTACAAACTTATGGGAAGAATTCCAACAAACAACAATATACCAACAGCCTGTCAATTTAAAAAGACAGGCTTTATTTTTTCTGCGAAAAAAAATTAATAGAAAAATTACACGCAGTGATATACGACGCTTGGGCGCAAAAATAAACAAAATAAAAAATAGTGAAAATTTACAAGAGCGCAGTCGTAGCACTAAATTATATAAGGATTTGGTGCAGGTTTTTAATTGTCAGAACATAAAGAAATAAATTTAGCTATCATTTTATGTCCAGAATCGTATGATTATAATCAAGGCGATATTGTTTATAGAATTTTAGCAAATGATCAATTAATAATTGAGCGCCATCCAATTGTTTTATCGCCTCATTCAAATCAAATGATTGTAGAAAAAATTGCATTATCCTATGCAATAACAAATCGTTTTGTCATTACAATAAAAAATTTAAAAGATAAAAAAATAAAAGTACCTCGATATTTTATTAACGGTAAAAGGTATATCAATGATGGTACAAATTTTTTTAAAACAGTACATCCTGATTGGAGAGTTACTATATTCATTTCTTAACAATAAATAATCTAGAGGTATTCACATGAAATTCGAAATACTTAACAACAAAGTATATGGTAAAATATTAGGAAAAAATGGTCGGCCAGTAATTGCTAACTATGATGAAGCTGATAAGCTCACTCAACGTTTTAATGGCACAGTTTGGAAATTGCCAAGTGGTTTTTATCTGATTAAATTGCCAGAAACTGCAACAAGAATTGAAGAATGTGATTGTGAAATTGTTGGACAAGAAGGTCCAAATAGTCAAATTATGCCATCATATAATGAAGAACCACGAGATAATGAAGTTCATATGGCTCGTGCTGATCTTTATCGTACAGCAAAATTGGCTATTATGCTGCATGAAATGTTAAAGAATGTTGGCGAAGGACAGGGATTAGATGGTTGGGTGCAGCGCAAACTAACTCGTGCCGCAGATTATATTGAAAGCGTATTTGATTATATGGATTATGAAATGCGCTATCCAGAAGAAGGCATGATGGAAGCAGAGTCTGATCCTATGGTTAATAATGCGCAGCCAGGTTATCCTCCTAAACCTGGCCAACAACAAACACCAGGCACGGCACCAAAAGCACCAGGTTTATCACAAACACCTGGCATGGTAAAAATGGCTAAAGTTGATACTAATGGTAAAGTACAAGGTCAGCCAATTATGGTACCTGCTGCTGGTGTCAAAGCAAAACAAGAAGCAGGATTCCATGTAATTGGTGAAAGCGCAAGTGCTGGTGCCAGTGGTGCTGGTGGTATTGCGGTTGGCGCAATGAATGGTGGTGCGGGCAGCAATAATGTTGGTTCGCTATTTGGTGGAACTTATAATCAGAAAAAGAAAAAACGCAAAGTAGAAGCTAGTGGCGAAACTGGTCCAAAATTTACTGGTTATTGGAAAGGAACCGACAAGGGTCCGCCAGGAAAAAAGATGGTAGGAAGCAACTAAAATGAAAATGCGTGACATCATTCTTGAAGCAAGTAGTCCAGCACAGCAAGCAGCAATTGCTATCAATATGAAAAAGCGTGGCAAAAAGCCGAAGCATGATGAAAGTGTAATGGAAGCAGATGCAACTGATACTGTAAGTATGGATATTCCGCTACTACTTCGTATGATGGAATACGCTCGTGAAGATGCAAAGACTGATTTAGATTTGCATGATGTTGCCGAAAAGATGATTGAACTATCCAAGCACCATGATTATCTTTGCATGGACAATTATAACGAAATTGTTGGCAGTGCAGCACATGATAATGTTGAAGAAAGTTGCCCACATTGTGGCGGACTGATGTATGAAGCAAGTCTTATGAATGAAAAGAAAGATGCTTGTTATTATAAAGTAAAGAGCCGTTATAAAGTATGGCCAAGTGCGTATGCAAGTGGTGCGCTAGTTAAGTGCCGTAAGAGTGGTGCTAAAAACTGGGGAAATAAATCCAAATGAAGATGGAAGATGTTCTTGGCGAAGCGTGTTGGAAAGGCTATCATAAAGAAGGCATGAAAACTATGTTTGGAAAGAAGTATCCAAACTGTGTCAAGAATAAAAGAAAAAGTGAAAGCACAGCACTCAAATGTGATCCAATTACTGAAAGCGTATTGCTTGAGCAAGTTGATTATTGCATGCACTGTGGTAATTTAATGTTGCCAGAAATGTTAGGTGAAGCAAAGGGAAATCTTCATAAATGGTTTAAAGATAAGTGGGTTAATATTGGTAAGAAAGTTGGCGGCAAACATCCACCATGCGGAACAAGCGGCAGTAAAAGTGGTTATGCAAAGTGTGTGCCAGCAGCAAAAGCACGTCGTATGAGTGCATCTGCAAAGAAGAGCGCAGTTACACGTAAGCGTAAAGCACAAAACGCAGCAGGTCGTGGCGGCAAAGATACTGGTGGCAGCGGCAAGGCACCAATTCGTGTGAGCACTAAACCAAAGAAATAATTTATGGTTTTAAGTGAAGATAATAACTATTTTGTAATCACACTAAGTGAAAATTATATTACAGAAGCAAATTCTCACGATATTTTATTTCGTAGATTAGATAAAATTGATTTTAAAAATAATTTTATTTTTTTCATAAATCAATATGAACTTTTTTTTGGTCCAAATAAAAAAAGTAATATTGATGTAAATGACAAAATTATAATTAAATTAATTAAAAAATATCACAACTTAGCATTACAAAACAATTTGCAGTTTAAAATTATTTTTGCTTTTATGCACGAAGCACCAACTTATGAAAATGATTATAAATTTATAATCGATTATATAGTGCAAAACTCAAGTTTAAATTATAAAGATATATCGATAATTTGTGGTGCGCAAAATAATGTTGATGCAACAGTAAAAAATTTTACTACGCAATATATTGCTTTTTGCAATCTAAATGTTGCTGATTTACTAAATTATGATTGCAAACATATACCAACACATCATTTTGTAAGTTTAGCAAGGATCGCAAGACCACATAGAATAATATCAACAGTTGAATTATTAGATAGAAAATTAGATACTTTTGGTTATTTTAGCTTAGGCAGTGGTTTCTATAAAGACCTCAACGAAAATAAAAATTTAAACTTAGTTCCAGATAGATATAAAAATTTATTTCCTGCTTATATCGATGGTCCGCAAATCAACCATGGCGGCAATGAGCATGTATTTGATAATGAAAAAATTACTCGTGCCTTTGTAAATTTAGTACAAGAATCAAGTTATGACAGGAAAATAAGTTCTAATTATTGGACTGTTCCATTCATGACTGAAAAATCTACTAAACCATTTGCATTAGGACAAGTACCAATCTTTATAAGTTGTTATAATAGTTTAAGTACAATCAGAAGTTATGGTTTTGATTTATTTGATGATATTATTGATCATAGCTATGACAATGAACTAGACCCACACAAAAGAATACTTTTAGCAATTGATCAATTAGAAAAAATATGCAAAACTCCACTGCAATATTGGGTAGATTATAAAGAAAAAAACATTGACAGATTTGTTAAAAATTACAAAATAGTAACCGATTATGTACAAAACATGGGGTCTAGATTAACACTAGATTTACAGAAAGCAATAGACGAATAAATAAAATACAAGGATTTATAACATGAGTGATATGCGTTCCCTAATTGAAAAACTCACAGCTATTGCTGAAGACCGTCCTATGATAGGTGATGGTGTTTATTTAGAGTTTGGCAGTATTCTACAAGTAGATACCCAAATTATGGAAACAAGTGATGATAGTATTACAATACTTGGCGATGAAAAATTACTTGCAGTTCTTGAAAGTTTAAGTGAAATTGAAAGTCGTCCAATTTCTAAAATAGCAGAAGGTGAAGTAGTTTCACTACAAGATAATCCACAAACCCTAAAGCGTTTGGCAAAGATGTGGTGGCATGGCGATGAAGGCAAGCATGCACAAGCTGTAAAAATGTTAAGCAACATGGGTTGGGATATTGATGAAGACGATGATGATATTGTGTTAAACAAGGGCGGCAAAGAAATTCGTTTTTGGATGGATGATTTGTATGAATCAATCGTAGCAGAAGCAGAATATCATGGACGTAAAGTTCCACTGAGCAAGCCAATGCGAGGCGATGTAAAAAAGTTTAAAGTATTTGTTAAAGACCCAAAGACTGGCAATGTAAAGAAAGTTAATTTTGGCGATAAGAAAATGCGTATTAAGAAGAGCAACCCAAAACGCCGTAAAAGTTTCCGTGCAAGACATCATTGTGAGAATCCAGGACCACGCACATCTGCTCGTTATTGGTCCTGTCGTAAGTGGTGATTTGAATGTTATTAAATGAATTGTTTGACCTTGATGAAGCTGCTGGTGTAGGCGTCGTGCCTGCTAATAAGAAAGCAGCAAGTGACCCTCGTTATGCCAATGCCCTAACGGTTGATATTCATCCAGGTGAAACACAAAAACAAGCTGCCAAGTTTGGTAATAAAACTGATAAGATTGGTCGCCCACCTCTCATGAATTCAAATGGCAAAGTTAATGAAGCAGCAATGAGCACAACAATACAAGGACGCCATCCAATAAGTGCTGGTGCTCGTGGTCTCATGGCGGCCCGTTGGAAGTATGATAATATTGTAGGCGAAGCAGAAGGCAAAAACATTAAAAATGCAGTTGCTAGACTTGCTGATAATCTAGATGGTATAGAAAAAATAGATTATAATAGCATTGATGATGTAATGCGCAGTATCTGTGCTGCTTTTCAAATTGATCCGAAAGACTTACATAATGCATTTATTGCAAAATATAAATTGACTCCAGACCGCTATGCTGCTAAATTAAAGCATGACCGTCAAAACCGTCCAAAATCCGTCTAATACAGTTTATACTACGATTGGTTCCGCTGGTTCAACTACATATACACCAGCCATTGGTGCAATTGGTTCATCTACAATATATACAATTTCTGGCGGTGGTGGCAATGGCGGCGCTGGATATATATCAAATGGCGGTTCCATGAGTTGGGGAACTACTGGAAGTCCATCAGTATCAATAATGGGTAAAGAATTGCAAATTACGCCAGTTGACAAAGGTGATGCAATTATTAGAACCAATCACAACGAAATAAATCTTGATAAATTATATAAAACTGTTATGATGATTGCAGATAAGATGATGATTATCGCAGATGATCCATACTTTACCGAAAAGTATCCTACACTTAAGGACGCTTACGAACAATACCACACCCTATTAGAACTTTATAAGCAAGGAGAAGAAAATGGCGACTAGGAATTTTAGTGCAGAGGAACGCACAAAACTTAAACAATTGATGAGCGAAAGCATGTCAGTAATGACCGAAGTAGAGGTTTTGACAGGTGGTCTTAATGATACTATTGCTGCTATTGCGGAAGAAATGAATATTAAACCAAATCTACTTAAAAAGGCAATTAAGATGGCACAGAAGCGTGACTTTGATAAGGCACGAGAAGACCTTGATATCATTGAAAGCATCTTAAATAGCACTAATAACTTGGATAGCGAATAATAATGGCATATGTAGATGCGCTACTCGACAGACAGAAAGAAAAAGTATTCGTTGTTGAACGAGTAGATGGCAAACGCATCTATAAAGACTATCCAATAAATTACGTATTTTACTATGAAGATGGCAACGGGAGTTTCAAAAGTATCTATGATACTCCTGTTCGCCGTGTAACTTGTCGCAGCAGTAAAGACTTCCGCAAGGAACTTGCAATACATAGTGGCAAGAAATTATATGAAGCTGACATTAATCAAACATTCCGTTGCTTGGCAGAAAATTATCTAGGCAAAGATTCTCCACAATTACAAACAGTATTTTTCGATATTGAGACGGACTTTGATAGTGATCGTGGGTATAGCACTCCAGATGATCCATTTACCAAAATTACAGCGATTACCCTTTATCTTGATTGGCTTGACCAGCTAATTACACTTACCCTACCTCCTAAATCAATGGATATGGAAGAAGCAAATCGTATTGCATCACGCTTTGAAAATACTTTTATTTTTGATAGCGAACGTGAATTGCTGCTTACTTTCCTTGAACTTATTGATGATGCAGATGTGTTAAGTGGGTGGAACAGCGAAGGTTTTGATATTCCCTATACTGTTAATCGTGTTGCTCGTGTATTGAGCAAGGATGATACTCGTCGTTTCTGTCTTTGGGATCAGTTTCCTAAAGAACGTGAATATGAAAAGTATGGCAAGACAAGCAAAACATTTGATTTGGTTGGGCGAGTTCATCTTGATTATATGTTACTGTATCAAAAATATACCTATGAAGAACGGCACTCTTATAGCTTGGATGCTATTGGCGAATATGAATTAAATGAGCGTAAAACAGTTTATGAAGGTTCGCTTGATCAATTATACAACCGTGATTATGAAACATTCATTGCATATTCTCGCCAAGACGTTGCGCTGCTTAATAAGTTAGACAAGAAACTACGCTTCCTTGATTTGGCAAATGAAATTGCTCACGATAATACCGTGTTGTTGCAGACCACAATGGGCGCTGTTGCTGTAACAGACCAAGCAATTATCAACGAAGCACACCGCCGTGGTATGGTTGTTCCAAGCCGCCGCCCAAGAACAGAAGAAGTTAATACACAGGTAGCTGGTGCTTATGTTGCATATCCTAAGAAAGGTATTCATGAATGGATTGGTGCCATTGATATTAACTCACTGTATCCATCTACCATTCGTTCATTGAATATGGGACCAGAAACTATTATTGGTCAGCTACGTCCTATTATGACAGAAGCACATCTTAAATCAAAAATAGATGAAGGCAAAAGTTTTGCTGCGGCATGGGAAGGTTTATTTGCTTCATTAGAATATGAAGCAGTTATGCGACGTGATATAGGTACTGAGATTACTATTGATTGGCAAAACGGCAACAGTGAAGTATTCAGTGCGGCACAAGTTTATGATATGATATTTGACAATTATGCTCCATGGGCGCTAAGTGCAAATGGAACTATCTTTAATCTTGAACACCAAGGTATTATTCCAAGTTTGTTAGAACGTTGGTATGCAGAGCGTAAAGAATTACAAGCAAAGAAAAAAGAAGCTAACTCTCCTGAACAAGTTGCTTATTGGGATAAACGCCAGTTAGTTAAGAAGATTAACTTGAACTCTCTTTATGGCGCTATTCTTAACGCAGGTTGCCGTTTCTTTGACCAACGCATTGGACAAAGCACTACGCTATGCGGTCGTACAATTGCTAAACATATGGATGCAACTGTTAATGAACTAATTGATGGCGAGTATAACCATGTTGGTAAGTCAATTATCTATGGCGATACTGACTCTGTTTATTTTAGTGCATGGCCAGTAATTAAGGAAGAAGTTAAAAGCGGTCGCATGGAGTGGAACAAAGAAATTTGCGTTCAATTGTATGACTCTATTGGCGAACGAGTTAATGAAACGTTTCCAAAATTTATGTATGAAGCGTTTCATACTACCCCAGAACTTGGTGCTATCATCAAAGGTGGCCGTGAATTAATTGCTTCTCGTGGGTTGTTTATTACTAAGAAACGTTATGCAGTTCTTATCTATGATCTTGAAGGCAAAAGACTTGACATCGATGGCAAGACAGGCAAAGTTAAGGCTATGGGACTTGATCTTAAACGCAGTGACACCCCAAAAATTGTTCAAGATTTCTTAAGTGATATCTTAAAAAAAGTTTTGGATGGCGCGCAACGAGAGCAAATTATCGAAGAAGTACGTCAATTTAAATATACATTTAAAGACTTACCAAGCTGGGAAAAAGGCACACCAAAGCGTGTTAATAAACTAACTTACTATGGAAATTTAGAAAAGAAACAAGGCAAAGCAAATATGCCAGGCCATGTTCGTGCGGCAATTAATTGGAATAATCTCCGCAGAATGCACAGTGATTCTCGTTCGCTTGAGATTGTAGATGGCATGAAAACTATCGTGTGTAAATTACGTGATAATCCGCTTGGTATTACTAGCATCGGCTATCCAACTGATGAATCACGAATTCCGCAATGGTTTAAAGACATGCCGTTTGATCAGCAAGAAATGGAAGATACTATTGTTACTCAAAAAGTAGAAAACTTGCTAGATGTTTTGAATTGGGACATTACTAATTCAACTAACATAACTAATACATTTACTAGTTTATTTGAATTCGAGGAATAAAAATGGAATTTGTTCAAGCATTTGAAATGTATGAAAACATTGTTGAATGGCGTAAATTTTATGAATCATATGGACAATCGCATGGCAATTATGAAAATACATTAGTTGCTTTTGACAAATTGTTATTTGAATTAGATGATACTATGGTTTATGGCAAAATGCGAATGTTAGCAAAAAGTCGAATGATGACTGAAAGTTTAATTGCAAAAGATTTAGACATGCGTCGTGAATTTGTTGAAATGAACAAACTTCACGAATTAGATGTTCAAAATTTAGTAGGAACTATAAGTGCAAATATTTCGCAAATTGAACCTGTGTTAGAGTTATTTCCTGGCAGTGGGCAATTCTTACCATATGCTGTTGCTGGCGAACCACTTTATGTTGTAGATAGATATGCAGAAATTATTGACGAAGCAGCAAAATCTATAGATAATGATTTTTATGTACAAAATAGGCTGTTGAAATATACCGTAGATGGGTATAATTTATCAAATTTACCACAAGAATCATTTGGTTTAGTATATTGCTTTAATGAATTTTATCATGCCGATGAGGGTTATATCTATATTTGGGCACGTGAAATTTATAATCTGTTGCACAAAGGTGGAAAATTTATTTTTAATTTTTTACCACATGATGAAATATGGTCAATGAAAGCTAATTTTAATTTACTTTTTAGTGTAGTAGATTATAAAAGTTTAATGTCTAAATTAGAAGAATTAGGTTATGAAATAGAAAGCTACAAGATACAGCAGTTTCGCAGCAGTTATATTATTGCAAAAAAACCAGGCGAAGCCGAACCTCGCCATAAAGTAGGCGGAAGCAGTATTGAAATTATTGACACATAAAATAAAATCTAATATAATATAATAAAAAGCAAAGGTGATACATGAAAGATTTTTTAACAGATATTGTTGCGCATACACAGGCGCTTGGCGTTATTGATACTATTAAGATTACTGGCACAGACCAATCTACTACAATTGAAAGTGTAAGCGATGACCGCAGTGTTATCCTCAATGCAACATTCAATACTGTAAATCCTGCATTTAATGGCGTGTTTGGTATGCCCAACTTGACTAAACTCAATACTATTCTTAACATACCTGAATATAAAGAAAATGAAACAATTACAGTTGTATCACAATCTCGTAACGGCGAAAACGTTCCAGTTGGATTGCATTTTGAAAATGCTAGCGGCGACTTTAAAAATGATTATCGCTTTATGACAACCGAAACTGTCAATGAAAAATTGAAGACAGTTAAGTTTAAAGGTGCTAATTGGAATATTACATTAGAACCAACAGTTTCAAGTATTCAACGCCTTAAGTTTCAAAGTCAAGCTAATAGCGAAGAAAAAATGTTTGCTGTAAAGACCGAAGGCAACGATCTTAAGTTTTATTTTGGCGATCATTCTACTCATGCTGGCAACTTTGTATTTCAGAGTGGCGTTAGCGGCAAACTTACTAAGAATTGGAGTTGGCCAGTATCACTGTTCCTTTCAATTCTTAATCTCTATGGTGATAAGAGCATTCAGTTCAGTGACGATGGCGTAGCCAAGATTACTGTTGATAGCGGTCTTATTAAGTACGAGTATCTCTTACCTGCAAAGGCATAATAATGAGCACAATTGAAGATATAGCAGTAAAACACGATAATGATTTAAGAACATTTCTTTCGTGCGAATGTGGCAGTGCTGAGCACACTATTGTAATCCAAGTTTTCGATTGGGGCAATGAAATGCCTTACAAACCAGACTTTATTGTGAATATTCAAGCTGTAAATTACCGTCCATTTTTTAGGAGGGTTTGGGCTGCGCTAAAGTATATTTTTGGATCAGATTTAGTGTGGGATGATGTGCTTGTAGATAAGAAAGATATTCCTAAATTACAAGCAGCCATTGATCACTATAATAATTTGCTGCAAAATGAAAAAATATCCTGATTTAAATATCTTTCAATATGGCGGATGTGGTGCCGGTTATTTTCACCAACAATTGTTAATTGCTGGTGATTACCATAGTAATTTTATGTATAACAAAACTCCTGCAGAAGCAAGAAAATATGAATACAAAGCACCAGGTAAAAAATCATGGAAGGATCGC